GTCAGGATCAATAACGTTTTAATTGGAATTGAATATGGATAGCTTGGAATGGTTAGGATATAGAAGTAAAGAAGCCAATGAACTTTATCATGAAGTCATTGTTAATAACAGTTATGCTATAACACCTGAGATTTGCAAAGATCGAGAGTTTATCGACATCGGTGCAAATATGGGTATGTTTTCTATACTTGCATCTACATTAGGCGCAAGTAAAGTAATAGCAATTGAGCCAGTATCTTCTACTTTTGAAATATTAGAAGAGAACATCAAGCAAGCTGGCATAAACAACATATTTGTTCATAAGAATATTGTTTCAAATGTTAGCGGTGAAACAGTAAAGATTGGATTACAAGACAAGTGTGGCCACAATAGTGTCTACAGTCCAAGCGAGGACTATGAAGAAGTCAAAACCATATATCTTAAAGATATCTTAAATTTACTATCTACCGACAACATATTTCTTAAAATAGATTGCGAAGGCGGTGAGTACGATATTCTTTTAAATGCCGACCCTGAAGATATGGCTCGCATTACAAGTATTGCTATTGAAATACATGGAGAACTTCACCCTACATTCAAAGGTTTCTGGCATATACATAAAGCCCTGTATTCTTTTGGATACAAACCTATCCAACAAAATCAATTGAAATCGTGGAGCGTTGACCAATTTGGCAATGCTTTCAATATTTGTAATTTACCAGTAAGTGAAGAGATTTGGATTAGAAATGAATAGTGTGCTTTGCTCAATCGGTACTAGGGGCCGATACGATACAACCCTACCCCTTGCTTTGGCAGCCATCATTAACCAAACCAAGAAACCAGACAAAGTGGTTATCTTTGATGACAATGATGAGCCTAGAGACGTTCGGGAAGAACTGATTTATAAGAACTTGTTCCAAATGATGGACTTAAAGAACATCCAATGGGAATGGGTTTTTGCCCAGAAATCAGGACCCCATTGGAATCACCAGACTGCCAACATAATGGGCTACAAATGGGTCTGGAGAATGGATGACGACTGCATACCAGAGCCTAACGTACTCAGAACCTTGTTGAGCTATGCCATACGCAAGGATGCTGGAGCGGTGGGTGGATCAATCTTGACTCCTCCTTTGCAACCTCAAATCTACCCTTGCACGGGCAAGATTACTGAAATTTCTAAAGAACCCAATATCCAATGGAATTACATCCAAAAGGAGAAAGAGGTTCAACATTTACATTGTTCCTTTGTATATAGGGCTGGTATACACGACTACAACATTGGTTTATCAAGGGTAGCGCACCGCGAGGAGACTTTGTTTAGCTACGGGTTACACCAGAAGGGATTGAAGCTCTACGTCGTTCCTGATGCGATTACATGGCATTTAAAGAACCCCAAGGGTGGCATTAGAAGTGAAACTGACAATTCCCTGTATGACCATGACGAACAGATATTCCAAAACTTCATGCAGTACAAAGATCACACGATTGTTGTTCTGAATGGTGGTCTAGGGGATCACATTGTGTTTTCTAAGATACTTCCTGAGATCAAGAACCCTTTGGTGTTTAGTTGCTATTCTGACATTGTCCCTGGCCATGCTATAGAACACGCTGAAAGGGGATTTGGTAGTATTGACCAATGGAACATTTATTTGAAGATGTCTCAATGGGATTGGAAAGGTACTTTGGAAGATGCTTTTAGAAAGATGTACTTATGATTATTCTTAGCCCCTATAGCAAAGCTTTACGCAACGGTAAGCCCAATCCTAAGAATTATCCTTATTGGGAAGAAGTTTTAAAAGGCATATCAGAACCCGTGATTCAAATCGGGGTTACTGGTGAAAAGCAGATTTGTGAAGACTTTAGAGAAAACCTGAGTTTTGATGAACTTAGGGAACTGTTAAAAGAATGCCGAACATGGTTATCTTGCGACAGCTTCTTTCAGCACTTGGCTTGGAGAGAGGGAAAGAAAGGAATAGCAATATTCTCGAGATCAGACCCTAAAATCTTTGGCCACAAGGAAAACATCAATCTCCTCAAGAGCAGGGATTATCTAAGCCCCTTCCAATTTATTATTTGGGAAGAGCAAGAATACAATATAGATGCCTTTATCGAACCAAATGAGGTAATAAAAGCATTGGAATTATTTAAGAACTAAATTAAAATCACTTACTATATAACTTAAAGTTAACATCCATGAGCGACTATCTACCGCTTCGTACACCCTTTTCAAACATGAGTTTCACTCCAGATGTGCCTAGCAATGCCTTGGCACCAAATGAGTACAACTCAGGCTTGAACGTGGAAACCGATGTAAGGGGCGTTAGAAAGGTTCTTGGAGAGCAATATATCCTATCCTCCATTCCAGGCAACGTTGTCTTCATCGATGCTGGCTACCGCACCCAAACTCAATGGGTCAATATCGTAGCAACCAGAGAAGGCAAGTGGTACATGGTAACCGCCTCTGGTATCTCCAATATTACGCCTGGGGTGGGTGCTAACCCTTCTGTTGCCTTGTCAGGCTATACAGACGATATCGTCATTACTTCTTCTTGGGTGGGTCAGGTTTTCATTATCAATGACGGTTTAAGACCGCCCATGTACTTTGGAAACTATCTGGCTTCAGGCTCTCCTCAGACTGAAATAGCAATCTATGACTCAACGCCTGATAGCTATGTTTGGAACTATGAGTCAGTAGTGGGAGTAACTTCGGTTACTGCTGGTTTTGTCAGGAACTATTGTTCTCCTAACGTAGGAAATATCCTGATAGCAGGTAATTTGACTAAATCCTATTCAACTGGATTTACGATTAATTACCCGACTACCATTCGTTGGTCACAGGCTTTTGCCAATACAACCGTACCAAAGACATGGAATCCCACCCTAAACAACATTGCTAATGAACAAGAAATACCTGTTCGGGGTCCGATCATTGACGGGTTTTTCCTTGGCGGTAGTTTTTATATTTGCTCTTATTGGGATACCGTTGTTCTTTCACCTATTAATTACCAGAATTCAACAGCACCTATATTCGGTGTTCGACTCTTTAACCAAGGGCGTGGGTTGATTAATGAGAACTGCTGGACCAATACTGATTCGATGGTTTACGGGATTGACGCTAGGGACATTTGGCAATTCGATGGGTCTAATTTCTCAGGACTTGGCAACCAGGTTATCAAGAATTATTTCTTTAGTAATTTGAATAAAACCTATGTTAATCGTCTTTTCATGATTAACAACACCCAAAAATATCAGATTGAAATCTACTATCCTGATCTAAACTCAACTGGCTGGTGCAATAAGATGATTTCTTATCGCTACGATCTACAGGTCTGGAATGCTCCTAAAGACGTTCAAAACGCTGCACATGGCGTTGAAGCTCCAGTCTTTAACACTACCTTTGCTTTAGCTTCTAGAACCGTTGTATACGCCCAAGGAAGCACATCGGGAAGCCAAATCATTCAAACCTCAGTTACCAATGGTTTCTGCGGTAATACTATCAATTGCTATTTTGAGAGAACTAATATTGCCTTATCAACACCTGATGGCCCTATTCCTTATTCATCTAAGGTTTATATCCATCGTTTACTTCCAGAAATGTCAGGCACAGGAACGGTCAACATTACTGTTGGCGGTGCTAACTCAACTGCACAAACCCCTGTATACGGCCAAACAGGCGTTGTATCGATTTCTACCGACACGCCTTGGGTAACTACTCAACAGAACAATGTAAGGACTGTAGCTCTTAAATTCGGTTCCAATGATGCTACAGATACTTGGCAAGTGTCAGCCATGAACTGGCAAGGTATGATTACTGAGGATGCGTTCTAATGCCGTTTTCAATAAGTTCCAACCCAACCGTTCAGGAGCTTTCTGACGCTGTAAATTACTTATTGAGTAACTTTGGTTCAAACGTTTCTATTGATGCCACAACTGGAATTGTTGCTGGACCAACGGGTAATATTGGATATTTGTACAAGTATTTATATATCAAATACGCTCAGAGTTACGATGGTTCGGTGGGGTTTTCTGATTCACCCACGGGAGCTACTTATTACGGAAGCAGAAATAACAACAGCTCTACTGAGTCTACCAACCCAGCTGACTACGTTTGGACGGCTGTAACGGGTGGCTTTGGAAGTACTAAGTCAATTTGGTACGCAACTTCAGGTGGACGGCAAATCAGTTTAATAGCGTCTGCCACCTCGCCTGGATTGTCTTTTGTTGTTGATTCAGGCGCTGCCATTGACTTGGACGTTATAACGGGTACAAACGCTTTGATGGCGGCTTTACCTGCTATTTACAAATGGACTACTGGATCGGCTCCAGCAAGACCATCTACGACTTCGACCTATACATGGGTTTTGAATTCATTTAGCCCGCCTTCTGGATGGAGTAGCTCGATCCCATCGGATACAACGCCAGGGGACACATTATGGGCTATTTATATCCCTTTGTCTGTACTTGCCAACACAGTAACCTCAACGCTTGATTGGACCAATACTGGCTACCCAATTGTTCAGGTTTCACAAAATGGCGTATCTGGAGCAAGTGGTTTTAGTGGAAACAGCGGATTAAGTGGCTTCAGCGGACTAAGCGGGTTTAGTGGTTATTCAGGATCAGGCGGTAATGGTTTAAGCGCTCTTACTGCTTACAAAAGCCAGTCTCAATCGACAGCCGCCCCGTCTACGCCTTCTAACACTTCGGGTGCAACGGCTCCGACTGGATGGTCTTTGACGGCACCTTCGGTTTCTGTTGGGTCTGTGCTCTATTATACTTTTGGACAATACAACAGTAGCGCTGGAACCATCAATGGTGTGCCTGCTGGGCAAACTCAATGGGGAACACCGACTGCTGCATCCATATTCCAAGACATTGAATCTGACAATTGGAATGGAAGTACACCACCAACTTATGGAAGTTCTGGAACCTATGGAACTTCTGGATACTATATTCAAAGAAGTACTGGTAACGTTTACTTTAATAATGGAAGTTTTAGAGGAAATATAACGGGTGCTTCTGGTACTTTTTCTGGTGATATAACAGGAGCAACTGGCACTTTTGCTGGATCAGTAACTTCTACTATTTACAGTAATAAAGTTACCTTAAACGAAACCAGCACCAATTGGTTTAGTGTTTATGCCACGGGTGGTTCAAGTATATTTTCTATATTGGGCGATGGACCCAATTACGTTCAAGCTCAACTTAATGGAAACAATAGTACTTTAGGCGCTTTTAGGGTTATAAATACTGG